TCCTTGAGACATTGCAGCGGCTCCTTGCGCATTTCCGATGCCCGTATAGAGTTCGGACAGGGATGAACCAAGGTTCTGGCGAGCTCCGGCAAGACTTCCAGCAGCATTCAAACCTGTGTTTGAAAGTAATGCAAGCTGATTGAATTGATCCAGGTTGTTGGTTCTATTCCTTTCATAGGCTGCACCATATTCTTGTGATGCCAGGGATTGGTTGAGCTCTGCGCTGTTTCGAATTGTGCCACCGGAAAGCAATCGACCTCTTGCTGAGGCACTGCGTTCCAAAGCAAGATTGGCTTGCTGCATCCGGTACTGAAGACCCGGATCAGCATTCATCATTTCAGCAGTAAACGGCCTCGTGAAGTCTCCAGCCAATGTGCGGCGGCTGAGCTCAGCAAGGCCTTGCTGTCCGGCATTTATAAAGGGTTGAAGTTCTCCCCTTGTCTGACCAAACAGTTCACGTTGGGTATCAATAGCTCGATTACCCATCGCAGTCTGGCGACGGGAGGCTCTTTCAGCCGCATTCTGACCGGAAATAGCTCCCCATATGGAAGCTCCACCTTGTATTGCAGCTGCTCCTAATACCGCTGCCGCTAATGGAATAGGCATCTTATACTCCTATGGAACATCCACAAGTAGGTGATTCACCTGTGGGTCTTCCTGATCCTGCCAATAAAGGTCTTTGTTGCCTGTACCTGACATATTTAACCCTGATATCTCGGGGCTTTGTAGCACTCTGTACAAAGCCTGATAGAACTGAACCCATTCTCTTGTAACCATACCGTTTGCATCAGTATGACGGGCAGTTATTGGAGGCGGGGTGTTGAGTCTCATTCGATCTGCATCTCCGCGCCAGCCTTAATCAAGGCGTGTTTTACTTGAGCAGATGTTTCAATCTCAAACACACGGTCTCGAGCTGTCCCAAGCCGCCTGAATTCAACGTAAATCTTCGTTTGACCAGCTTTTCCTAGCGGTCTGATGAGAGGGTTACTCCAAGTCTTCGCATTGTCGTCACTGTAGCGAAGACGCACAGTTGGGTTTCTTGCCTCATAGGAATCTCCACCATAAGGAGAACCAACAGCAACCTCGTAATCTAGAAACACGCTATTGAATGTAAGTCTGTCACCATTCGACGAGGAATGTTGCACCGCACGACGTCGAACTATTGGAGCTCCGTCATCGGTGGTGATATCAAGATCGAGTTTCACTACCTTACCAGACTGTTTATAAAGAGCAAGATTCAATCCGAAAATAAAGGCGTGGTCAACAATATGGTATTCATGATCAATACCAGTGAGAGGATCACGATACATTCTTGCGTGCCATTCTCCAGTGGTAACATCAAAACACCAGGTCTTCTTCACGATATTTGATGTTATGATATAGAAAGCATGGCCTTCCTGCTCGTATACCCAAGCATAGGCATCAGTCCATTGATTCAAATCCTGCTCTATGGCATGAGTTGAAATCCTGGCAGGTGCATATCCCTGAGTCATCCAAATGGAAGCAGATCCATCCTTGCTGGCTCCAAGCCAGAAAAGGCTTCCACGTAAGGTGCGAGCAGAAAAAATGGATAGACATCCAACATCAGCAAAGGTTCCCTGTATTCTGTTATAGGGAAAGGCAAGCTCTTCGGAGTTGTAGAAAACCTCCTTAGAACGGCTGCCGAGTGCCCAAAGTTCCCTGTTACTCGCGATAATGGCAACCAATTTATCAGGTGAACCTTCAGCTGAACCAAATTCCAAGCCATTCCAAATAAGCCCATCGAGGATTTTGGAGATTGCGAATAGGCCAGGGGTGAGCTGAACTGAACCGGGCACGATGAAGTACCCGTCTGCATAGGTGACTGTTCTGGCACCGTTCGGAAAGTTGAGAGACGTAATCTGAACAAAGGAGTTATCAGCAAATGTGAAGATATAGCCATTTAGGCCATCAACAATCATGAGCTGTACGCCATTATCAGACATGGAAACTCTTCCAGTAGATGAATTGAGAGTTCCTCTTTCAATAACAGTTCCTGTGTAGAGTATCTCAAACAATTTTTGTCCAACAACAGCAAAGGCTCTGTCTATTGAGGCCGGCCAAAATCCACGACCTTCTCCAGGTCCGCAATCAGCAAAAGCCACTGTGCCTGGAGTACCAACCAGCATGTTGTCGGCTTTGCTATCCTTGCCGCCATTTTCAAGATAGTAGTTGATACAGGTTTGGGCGTCGAGATTCTTTGATCTCGCTGTATAGGCAGAACCTACAAATGGTAGGTTGATACGCTTCACAGATATCTCCCAGACATGATGTCAAATGAGTTGCCGTAGTTCTTGGAATACCTGGCCATGTTCTCTTGAGGTATCCGAATCACTGGAGCATTGATTCTTTTGATGTTTGCCTTTGCATCAATCATACCCTGAATAACTGTAGCTGAGGCTTCTCGGCCAGTCCACTCCAAGCACAATTCAACAGCAAGAGCGTACTTGAGAGCCTTTTCATAGGTCGGAGGAAGGTCCATCTCCGAGCCAGGGGTAGCAAAGGTTCCGAATGGTATCCAAATCCACAAGTTCAGGATGATGCTTTGCGCTGGAATTGGGAGGATAAAGATCTCTCCCATAGGAGCCGTTGCTCTATAATAGAACTGTCCAGGTGTTCCTTGAGAACCCTTGGAATCATATCTGGCGTACCCAGTTTCATCAAGAGAGTCCATGACATATTCTGAAGAGCCTATTGTTGCAGAGGCTTGCTCAATGCGAATAGGTCTTGTGACAGCAATGCTGCCTGGGGGTTGAGGACTATCCAAGCCTATCAGCTTAGATGCTAAGCCTCCTGCCCACGAATTTGAAACCCGACTAAGTGCAGATATCATCTGACGCTCAGTGGACCATTGATCTAAGATGCCATTAAGGATGCTCAGGGCATTACCGGTTTCGTCACCGTCCGGTGTTTGCCCTGAGCCCAGGGCACCTACAAGGCGCATAGCACCTTTGATTAAGTTAAGAGCTGTAACGCTCAAACCAAATCTCCGTTGTTATGCGGTCTTTTCTTTGGCCAGAAATTCCGCCAACTTTTCCTTTGTGGGAATGGTGACCCAGTTTTTGAACTGAGCCTCTTCTTCCTTGTTCTCCACGGTTACGGGATGGAATTTACCAGCCTTGTACACGTAGATGCACTTCGGATAATTGGGGTCTCTCGGAGCCTTTTTCGTCTTGACTTGTGCCATGTTGATCCTTTCAGGTTATCCGAGGACTCGGACACCCATGTCGCGGTGGTAGAAGGCCGTTCCGAACAGCATTTCCAACCGGGAGATCCACTTGCCAGTCTTCAGCTCGAAGCCTCGGACGAAACGCATGGTGTAACCCTTGTAGGAAACCACTTCCGCCATGTCCATGCCTTTGGGCATCCGCAGGTTCGCGGACACGATGCCGAAGCAGTCACGGTGGAAAGCGATGTTCTGACGGGAGAAGGCGGGATCGGCCACGCTCGGACCGGCGGTCTGCAACGAAACCGCGGCGCCGTTAACGGCCAGGGCGGTCACGGTTTGCTTCACACCGTCAGTGCAAGGCAGCATCACCAGTGATGGCTGCGCTGACCACATCCTCCAACACCACGAACTGCGCGGGGAACCCAGTATCCTCGAAGGAAACGGGATTGACGCCGTTGACATCCGCGAGCTGGATGACGGCACCGGCATTGATGGCTTCCGTGGGAGTTCCAAACGTCACGTTGAGCGTGCCACCGGATTGACCTGCACCATCCACGACGATCGGGTTGGTCAGGGGTTCGTCCTGGTACGCCACCACGTTCTGATCCATGAAGATGTCGAAACCCGACGCGTTCTTCACGAGACCATTGCGGAAGGTGTCGGACTGGGTTCCAGCGGGATTGAATCCTGCCTGGAAGGACGAGGCCAGCATGCGATTGGCGCGGGGATCGATGACGAAGGAACGCATGCCGTCACGCGGGGTCGAGTTCCGATCCAGCACTTCAGCAGCGGCAGCCACGGCATCAAAGTCATCTGGCGTGGTACCGGCAACGCCGACCACATTGGGAATCCCAAGGGCTCTGTTGCACAGGGCGCGATCGACGCGGTTCGCGATGGCATTGGCTGCCGGCACGATATAGCGTTCGCGGAATTCACCGACGGTCAAGGCCATGTCCTTGTCTTCGAAGTTGAAAGGCACGATGGGATTCGTGTCAATCGT